GCTTCCGGTCCCTTCCCAATAGTCATACTGATGGTGCCGACCAGTGTCCCAACCGCCACCAGGAGGGCGGTGATCGCTGCGACGAGTTTGGTAGCCCCATTCATTGGGTCAATCTACATCCAGCGTAGACCAACCCATAACCACGGCCCTGACCTGCGCTTTAGCCTGCGCCCTCTGCTGCGAGGATTTCTTCCTTCGTCTTCAGGGCTTCCTTCTGGGTCTTCCACTTCGCTTTCAGGCGGGCAGCGTCCTTCTCCCGCAGCGCCATGAGCGCCTTCCTGGTCATTGTCCTGTCTTCACCTGTTGGGTAGATCATCTCAGTCCCACTCTTTCATCTTGGCCATCCAAAACTGGCCGTCCTCTATCTCCGCCTCACGGCGTCGAAGCCGAACTTGGCGGTAGATCAGACTACAGAAGATCCAGGTATTGCAGAGCATGAGGAAGGTGTTGAGGCTCATACTTCCGGGACCTCCAGTCTCGTTTGACAGTCTGATGTCAACCAGAGTTGGTTGACGAGGGCGTGGACAGCGTAAGCGTGGATGTCGGCTTCGTTAGCGAGCCTGGTGAAGTTCTCTATGTCGATGATCCACTTGCCTTTACCGTTCCGGTCCCTGCGGACTCTTTCCGCCGCTATCAGTTCCCAGATGGGGACAATGTAGATCCGTGGTTCAGCACCCCCCACGTTGTCTCTAAGCAGGAAGAACACATGGGGGTACTTGGTGCAGGCCCGCCGGATAGTCAGTTCGTCTATTACGAACAGGTTGCGTTCGGGGGTGTCCAGAACCAGGTGCCAGCGTGGGGTGTAGTTCTGGTTCTTCTCTTTGACTTCGACGTAGTAGCCCGGCACCCAGATGTCCAGGTCGTCGGTGGCGTCAAACCGGGTAACAACCGGTATCCCAATGGCCTCTGCTACATACTCCTCGTACTCCCGGGCGTTGGTGAAGTCGTGGGCCTTCTGTTCCTTGGTGCGTTTGTACGGCTCACTCATCAGCCAGTTCCTCCGGTATGCCCACCATGTCCCATGCCTCCAATAGTTCGTACAAGAACTCTGCGTCCACAATGGCCACGGTGCCTGGTGACCCCGCTCGTCGTCTGTCCCCGTCCGCCGCCACGATGGCCCACTGGTGGTCGGGGGCCACGGCCTGTATCTTCCGCACCCATTCCCGTATGTCCCACTGTTTCCGGTGCTTGGCCTCCACTGGGATCGGTACCCCAGTGAAGTCGTCCGACTTGTTGCCTGCCTTGGCCCTGTCTGCGTCGGGCCAAATCTCTTGCAGAGCGGCAAGGACCTCATTCTCAAAGGCCGTGCCTTTGGACTTGGAAGGGTTTGACATTGCACGTCAGTCTACTGCTGGGGGTGCCCAGCCTTCGGCCAATGCCTCTGCGAGCCTCCCGCCAGGTAGGGAGATGCCCTGAACGTCGAAGTCTTCTAGGGCCGTTCGGATCTTGACTGCGGCGTTGCGACCGGCCAAGTCGTCATCCAGCAGGAGGAACGTGGTCTCATAGGGCCAACCGTTGAACCAGCGGGCCTGGACGGCTCCGGCCCCCGCTGGTAGGCCGTAGACAGCGTGGTGGTCAGTGTTCCTGAGGGCCTTGGACAGGCACCAGGTGTCTGACTCTCCTTCACAGATCCAAGCAGTGGTGGCCTCTGGTCGGTAAAGAACGCTGTATAAAGCCGTCGTAAAGCGGCTCCCCTTGATGCTCATTTTGTTATCTGCCCCCACGGTGCCCCTGGTCTTTACGCCTACGACCTTGCCTTCATGCCAGAACGGTACCCAGAGGGCGTACTGGGTGACCTTGATGCCGAACGACTCAACATCGTCCAGGGTCAGGTATGGCCATTTCCTCTCCACCATGTCCCGGGCGTTCTGTCGATATGTGGCACAGCCCGCCGGTTCGTCGTTGAATCTGTCGGTCAGGTCAGGTAGCGCCTTGGGGGCCATATCATCCCGTTTGGCGTCCATCCCCTCTGCTTGACAGATGAATGTCAAAGCCCGCCAGAAGTTGCAGTTCAGAACCAACTTCACGAACTCAATCTGGTCGCCGCCAACGCCGGTAGAGAAGTCGTAGAAGTCGTACTCGTAGATGTGGAGGCTGGGTATGTTCTCGTCGGGGTTGTTGATCGACCGGATCTTGTGGCTACTGTCTGGCGGGTCAAGAGACAGCAGGTCCAGGACGGTCTCCATGCGGACCTCCCTAGCGACCCCCCTCATCTCGTCCAGTTCAGTCTCCACCGAACTCCCTCTTTCGTTCCCCCGTCATCATGTGGTTTGCTTCCACCGCCGCCTTGTGGTCAAGGTCGACATACAGGCGCAGCACATGGATGCAGCAGTCGTAGTCGCAATCGTCCTCCTCCTCAGAGGTCGGGACCCCGTCGTGAACGTCGCACACGGGCGGACCAATCCACCCATTCCGCATCCCCAACCGAAGCCAGGACAGGAAAGCCCTTCTCCGCCCCAACGCCCTAAGCCCCATCCCGGTGCTCCTTCTGTTCCTCAAGGTTGGTGACCTTCTTCTCCGCTTCCTCCCTGGTGAAGGCGTAGTCGACCATTACGTTGTCGTCGCTGATACGCCAGGCGGTACGGAACAGGCCCCGCCCCAGGTACACCGTCTGTTTCTCCATGACCACACTCATCAGAACTCCAGTCGTCCGCTAGGTAGATCAGAGGGCATGGGAACGATTGACCCGGTCTGTGTATCGAAGTGATGCCGGACACCGTCGGGGTAGATCCCACCTGAGGAGCGGGTCTTGAGGAACTGGAGTCGGAAGTCGTCCTCCATCGCCACCCTCATGTCCGGGCTCAGGTTGGGGTTCAGGCAGGGCCGGAAGGCCCCCGCCACATAGTCGGCGGACATCTCTCCACCGAACCGGGCATCGGTCATGGTCAGGGGCTGATGGCCCTGGTTGTTGTCCCCCCGTTTGACCTGGTGTAGAACCACTAGGGCGATGTCCTCCTTGCGGGCAAAGTCCTTGAGGGACCACCCCAGTTTGTCCACGCTCTCCATCTGGCTCATGCCGGGGGCCCGAACAAGTTCCATGTAGTCAACGACGGCGAGCCTGGCCGGTTGACCGAAGGTGTCGGCGTACTCCTCCAGGGCTTCACTCATGGCCCGTACCGACAGGCCGGGCTCGTCTTCTATGGCCAGCAGCGGGTACCGCCTCTCCGCCATACCTACCCCGTCGGCTGCACCTGTTGCCGATAATGACCGTTCAATGTCAATCGTCGGGGTGTTGCTAGTGATCCCAGCCAGGCGTTGAAGTATGTACCGGGCGTGCATCTCCAAAGAGAAGAAGATCATCGGCGTGGTTTCGTCCTGGTTGGCAAGCATGTTGAGAGCCCACCAGGTCTTACCGACACTGGTGCGGGCCAAGAACAGGAACACTTCCCCGGGGGCTATGCCACCGTTTGTTCTGGAGTCAAAGAGTGGGTAGCCGGTGGGGACCCGGGTCAAACCCGATGTCGCCCACCGACTCAACTCCTCGCCAACCTCCTCTAGTCGGCGTACAGACACAGCGACTAGGAGGCGCTGTAACCGGCGGGAATGTCCATGTTCAACTGCTGGAACACCCAGTCAGGGGCCCGTGTGCTGAACCTCTCCGACTTGATCCAGAGACCGATGTTCCACTTGCCGTCCACGTCCTTGATGGTCCGATGGCGGAAGTCAGGCCCGGCCTCAGACTTCTTGTCACCGATGTTGTTGTGCCAGTTGCCCGGGTTGGCGACCAGAGCGTCCGCCCACTTGGCATCCTCGCTGGAGGCGTGGGTGATAGGCCCACCCTGGACCTGTGGTGCCGGGGTGGGTACCGGTGCCGGTGCTGGTGCTGGTGCTGGTGCTGGTGCTACCAGTGCAGTGCTGCCACTGACCGTCGCCCCAGGGAAGACCTGGGTCACGATGGTTGCACCCGCCGCAGCGGTCGCCGCAGCGATCCTCTCCATGAGGTCGTTGTGGACTGTTTCCACAGTGGCCAGGTAGACGTTCGGGTCGGGGTTCCCGCAGCAGATAGAACCCGCCACCTTCGCCGCAACCTGAGCCACGATTTCGGCCTTTTCTTGGGGGCTGTAAGCCATGTGTTTCTCCTCCTTAGGAGTCGGCTCGTTCCAGGATCGCACCGTAAGGGCACTTCAACCAGTAGTCGCAGAACCTTTCGGTGCAGAGGAACGAGGTTGTGTTCGGCAAGAAGGTCGTTCCTTCAAGCAGCCCAGCAGTCAACTGGGCCTTTGACCTCACAGCGTCAATCTGGGCCACAGTGCGTGGCGCATCTATCCGCTGGAAGTCTCCCTTCCATGATGCAATGTCATAAGTGAACGTGACATTGTTGTCTTGGAGGACTTCTTGTAGGGCCCCGATGTAGAACCCTGGCTGAGGGGTGTTGCGGTGGCTTTCCTTGTTCTTCTGCCACTTCTTCTTGGCGGTCTTGTGGTCCACGATGCGGAACCAGCCGTCCGGGCCCTGGAGAACCAGGTCGACGGTGCCCTTCCTGGCCCACATACCCTCCGTGTGGCCGTCATCCGGGAACAGGGGCAACATGACGGACTTCTCCACCATCTTGACCTCGTACTCGTTTGGCCAGACCCGGCCCTGGTCGAAGTAGGCCACGATCAGAGCGGACAGCATGTTCTCTGCCTCGCTGAGGTCCAGGTCTATGCGCTTCTCCCGGGCGGTTTCCTGCTGGAACGTCCAGTGGAAGGTCTCCTCGTCGGCATAGGCGATCTCCTTACGGAGACCAGACAGGGCTTCGGCAATAACATCGCCCTTGTCGATGTGGGTGCCTTCCATCCGACAGATGTAGTAGAGGGCCAGCCCGGCGTGGTAGCCGGTGCCCATGGCCCGGTTGATGTCCGACCCGTATTTCCGGTCGGGGTCCTTGGAGTAGGACAGCCTCAGGTGGCAAATCTCAGCGGTGTTGATATCGGACTGGTGGATCTCCCGTGGGCGGTGCTGGAGCAGTGCGTATGGATCTATCAGGCCGGTGGTCTTTGGGGTCATGTGCGTACTCTCTGTCCGTCCGTGCGGGCCTTGGCTACGGCCCAGTAGACCTGGTGTGGTTCCAGGTTGAGATCGGTGGCGATGATCTTGGCGTTGTCGCCCATGTCGTACCGCCGGATGATTTCTCGTTTCTGTCCCCGGTCGGTTGCACGCCTATTCTTACGGTTGGGTGTGACACCGTGGATCTCGAAGATGTAGTAGACCCAGCCACGGGTCTTGCCTAGGGCCGCACTGATGTCCCCGGGGGTGAACCCCTGGATGTGGAGGAGGATGGAACAGGCTTCCTCCTGGCTCCATCGGGCCTCAGCCCGCACCTGGCGTATTGTTTCAGGCGTCACTGACAGGACGTGAGATATCTCCTGCGTGGACAATCCGAAGGCCCACAGGTGCCGAACACCGTCTGAGATTTCCTGGCCGTAGTACCCGGCCATCCGGGCATCCTCACAGACCTTCTGGATCTTCGGGGCGTCCAGACCGAACCGGTTCAACTGGATGCTCACAGGACTGGCAGAGGGTTCCCCCTGGTCAGTGCAGTAATCCCGCAGCAGCGCAGTGACCCACTCAGGGTCAGGTCTGTCGATGGCTTCGGCTAATGACGGCTTTTGCAAGGAGTCCTCCTGGTCCTGGCTGGCTCGCTCTAAGGCGAGCCTACCTGGTGGCTGGTCAGTGACAGATGAGTATAACCAGCGTTTAGGGGGAAACGGCGGACCCTAGAACAAGGCTCCCTGAGATTCGTCCTGCCCCACACCGGGAACCAAGAGAGCGTCCCAGGTCAGGGCACCTATAACCCCATCGGGTGTTAGGCCCGCTGCCCGCTGAAATCTTTTCGCCGCACTGCGTGTACGCCACCCAAACACACCGTCCGGGGGTCCGGGGTCGAACCCCTTGGCTCCCAACTGACGCTGGACCACCTCCACCGCCTTGCCCCGGGACCGTCGACGGAGAGGCTTCCTGGTGACCTCCTCCCGGAGGCTCTTGACGAAAGCGAGAATGCCCTTGAAGTCGATCCTGGGTGTCGGCGGGTCATCGAACGCCGGGGCTACGAACCAGCCGTCAGCATCCCTGGGCTGGTGATGCCACCACTCACCCTTCACCGTTGGCCTCAGCCCCATAGACTGTGCTATCTGACTGGCCCGCCCAGTCGACAATCGTTTCCTGTCCGTTATGTGGAAGTCCACGGCGTAGCCGTAGCCGTCCCCGGGCTGCTGCTGGTGGAACGAGCCGACGAAGAAACCGTCGGGGCGTTTCCAATCAGGGTTAGCGGCGAGATTGAACCCCTTCTTTCCAGACCTGTACCCATCGTAGAGTCGCTTCTGTTCTGCGTAGGATCGGACGCCACTGCTGACAACCATCCGTCCCTGGATCTCCGGGTGTCGGAACAACGCCACCAACCGGTACTTGAGGGTGGGGTGCAGGAGGTCTACCTGGACCCACTTCCCCTTCACCGGGATGGCTTCCTTCTTCACGGCACTAGCCCGCTAATGATGGGTCGTAGTCCAACGCACCAGGTTTAGCGAACACCGCCGGGTCACCAGTCTCATGGAACTTCTCCATCTTTGGACTGAGGCTTGAACCACCTATGAAACCGTTTACGACGATAGTGCTCAGCGACGCCCTGGTTCTCGCCGGGTCATACGACTTGCCACACTTCGGGCACCAAATGGTTTGGCGAGACTCAGGGTCTGGCTTGAACTCACATTTGGGGCAAACGTCTTCGTTTGACATTGGCTAGTCAACCAGGGATGAGGTTCCCTTGGTGCCCATCCGCTGGGCTACAACACTCTTTAGGACAGCCAACGCCGCAGCGAACCCGGCACCCGCCATCAACTTCCACTGGTCGACCCCCAGGTCGAACATTGAGTTGGAGGTCATGGCTCCGATGGCAGCCTGCAAAAATGTGGCTCCCAATCTTTCTACAAGATCTTTCGTGAACATTTTTTACCCCTTAGTCGTCGTATAGGTAGTCGTGTGACCATTGGCGAGTCTCTAGGGCTGACCATAAACGATACACCATGTCCCACATCTCAGTTTCAGTATCAAACAGGGCATCGACCTGGTTCTGGATGTCGTCTATCTGCCAGCCGTAATCGGTACCGGAGTTCATCCGGCCCTGGAGTTCCGCCACCTGGCGGACCAGGTCCGTGATCTGCCAACCGTAATCCTCACCACCGTCGGCGTTCGCTATACCCCATGCCTCCGCTACACGGCGGTCAAGATCATCTACACGCCACTCCAAATCGGACAGGTCGTTGCGGGCCGAATCGAACTCTGAGAGCCTGCTGGCTGTCTCTACCCGAAACTCATTGGCTTGGTGCCAACTTGACTCCACGTCGTCACGGAG